AAATTAAACTATTTGTGATGTTGTGAAAAGCTACACTTGTCGATGGAATTACTTTGTCCGCGTTGCTTGTCCCGTCTGGGCTTGCGCTGGCGTTTGCATTTACAGTTGCATTTCCTTTAGTCCACACCGCATTATCTATTTGCTCTGAGTAGGTAGCCAAATTAGTACTTTGCTTTTCAAGGAGTAACGACGGACACCCGCCCCCGCCATTTTGATAAGTTAGGCGTGGAACATTTAAGCGGTCGGTAGTGGGGAAATAGGGTTTTAATGCTCCTATATTCATTTGAATACCCCAAGCCAATACTGCTGATGCTTGACCGCTCGTATTTCTTTTAATTGCTACACTTGCGGCGCTATTTGCGACTACTTCAAATCGTTGCCATTCGCCTGTCAAAGTCACGGTAGAAGTTACACCGACTTCTAAATAAATTTGTTTGCCAATGTTTGCACCTTCGCCTTTTAAATAAACTGAAAAGGTATTTTCCCCTCCGAATGATTGTATGGTATAAACGGCTTGACCCGCACCCGCAAAATTTAATCGGTCTGCGGTTGTTGTGCCATTTGGTGCGGTTGCTACATTGGAATCAACCGAAGCCCCAACATCTTTTGACCAATAAGCATTACTAAAATCCTCTGAATAGTTTAACAAATTCCACGGCGTAACCTCCACCAACCCCGCACTATTTATTCGGGTTCCGTTGGATGCTCGTGTGAATGATAAATCACCGCTTCCGTCGGTTGGGACTGCTGAATATACGATGTCCTCTTTGTACCCGCTTGGTATCATTACAAGCGATGCTTGACTTAATAAGTTGCTCATAAGTTGTTTAATTTACGCAATAGACAAGAGATACCTTCATAGTAGCCACCATCTAGAGTGACACGTGACTTGTAATCGCGAACGATGTCCCACGCTTGACCTTTGTATAGACGGCTTCGTGTGCCAATTCCTACGCCTATCATATGTTTAGTATCCGATTACAGAACCTTGTGAGATGACAAATCCTGTGATTTTAGACGCACCACCTGCAGGAAGATACGCACCTTGTTGAAGAGTCACAGAACTCAAACCACGAGTAGAAAGTACGTTTGTACCATCGACTGAGAATGAAGTGAAGATAGTGTCTTCTTGTACGACAAGTGCGCTATATGCTACGCTTGTCACGGTTGATGCTGAATGGTATTTGAAACCATCACCGCCTGCCATAATGCTTGTTGAATTGCTCATATTTCTTTGCTTAAATTATATAGTCTTTCTTGTAAACAAATAGCACTTTCATAGTATATGACTCTTTTTATATACGCGTAGTAGATTGGTAGATAATTGTAGTATCCCTCTCTAGGTACGTTGTATTGCTTTGAGTCAAGTGATGGGTCATATGTCTCGCTATTTAGTTCTAAGTTGTTTTGATGCGAAGTGAGTGTAGGTACATACGTTTTGTTGACTTGTACTACGTTATGTTGGTTCATAAAACACTTCTAGAATTGCTTGTTCGTTCACTTTAAGAATGCCTTGCTCTACGAGTTCATCGCTCAAATTGGGGTTTGTGTTCGTAGGGCTTGTTTGTGCGTACACTTTGTACTCGTATTCTCCTGTGTAAGCGTTGATGTCACTCTCGTCAATTAGAAATTCATTGTAGCGTTCTTTGTGAATGCTTACGTCTAGAAGAATGAAATTCGTGATTGTGTCTGTCAATCTGTGATGAATCGAAAATAAGTACGTAGGGTTCGCAATCGTTGTCTTCTCCGACAACGTCAAGTACCAATACTTTGTTTGACCTTTTTCAATTACTAGCATCACAAATGAATAGCAACGAGAAAACTATGTAACAAAAAAGGGTGAGCAAACGCCCACCCAATTCTGAAAACTAATATGAAATCAAGAACAACTACAAATATACATTAAATCCCTAACGCAGTCACTACGCTAGATTGTAATTTGTAAGGTGCTTCTGCTTCGATTGCTGACAAAGTCACTTCGTAACCATTTGAATCACCCATAGCCGTTCCGCTATTTGCAACCATTGCAGTCACGTCGCATCCGTATTCGTTACCTACTAACCAATAAGCGTCGTTGTTGTCACGTACGATAGTGTACGTGCGACCTTGTGCGAGAAGTTTCATCTCGTTTCTTTTGCTAGTAGACAAGCGACGCAATTTGAATGCTACGTCACATTGATTGAAAGTAGTACCATTCTCGACGCTCACGTTTGTAGTGTTTGTCAAAGAACCTGTACCTTTAGGCAATTCGTAGTCATAAACGTCACCACTTGCGACGGTGGTTGCAGTAACTTCGCCACTCGCAATAGTGAACTTTGAAGCAGTCCACGAAATCAAGTGGATGCTCTTAATACCTCCGATTGCATCTTTGCAATCTAGAGTGAAACCTTGAGTGAGAAGACAAGCCATTGTTTATGAATGATTAGAGGGTGAAATATACAACTTCGCTAGGGTAAGCAACTTGAACACCATACTTGAAAGTAGTACGGAAACGAACCTCGTCGTTGTCCTCAGAGTACCACAATTTGTATGACTCTTCTTCGTTTGCTAAGTCAGTACCTACGAAGAAGTTGCTCAAAGAACCTGCAACGATTTTGCTAGTACCACTCAAACCACCGACAGCAATCAACTTCATATTGGTACCGGGATAAATCATTTCCATTGCTTCACTTGCTTCAACAGCGTAGTGGAACAAGTTAGCGTTCTTCAAGTTAACCAACATCAATTTGAAAGCATCAACACCGATGAAGCAAACCAAGTCAGACTTTGTAGCAACACGAGCAGGAATGTTCGCGTAAACTTGGTCTAAGATGTCGTCGATGTTTGCGCTAGTGATAGAAGCAAAAGAAGTTGGTGCAGAGTTAGCCAATGTTGGAGAAGCGGCCGCAATGATTTTGTTGAAACCATCAAAACGATTCAAGTTAGGGTTACCACTTGCAGTGTCACCTTGCCACATAGCAATCTCGATGTTCTCAGCGATGACAGCAGATTTCTCAGAACCGATTTGCTCTTCGAAAGGAATCATAGTAGGAGAACCTGCCATAATTTGAGTCTGCATCCACTTTGCTTCAAGAGTCTTAGGACACAAAGTCTCTTCAACTTTAACAGCACCAACGGTGATGTTTCTTTGAGTGAAAGTAGTAGCACCACTTGGATTGTAACCACAGCCGTCGGCTTGGAAGAAAACGGTAGAAGCCAACAAGTTCAAAGAAGCAGATGACTTAACACCTACTTGTACTTGACCGGCAGTTTGCAAGGTTGATGCGGTTTTAGAACCGAACAACGCTTTTACCAACAAGTCAGTTGACTGCTCGTTGGTGTAATTGTTCAAGGAAGATACAACGAATGACATAGTATTTTTTTTGTTTTTTTATTTGTTTATTTTTTCAATGCGTTTGCAAATTTCTTCAAGTTCTCAAATTGAGACTCAGTCTTTGTAGGTGCGTGTGGTTTCTTAGTAGGCTCATCGCTAGGCAAGTCAAGAACTTTCTCAACCAATTCAACGACTTTAGACATCGCTTCTTTGTGAGATACTCTCTCAGCAACTAAAGACTCGATAGAAGCAGTCAAAGCGGAGATTTTAGACTCAAGACTTTCTACTACTTCGTTGAAGTGAGATACGGTTGCGAACTCTTCAGTCGCTACAACTTCGATTTCGATTTCAGGTACTTCGATTTCAGGCTTGACAATTTCTGTCACAATTCCATCAAGAGTAGTGACAAGAGTACCATCTTCAAGTTCGTGAGTTGCGTTTGGTGCAGGAATGTCGCCCTCAGCAGTTTCTACCATTACGATAGTACCTACTGACAACTCGCCTTCCCATTTTACGATTGTACCATCTTTCAACATTGCTGTCTCGAAAGAGATACTTTTTTCTTCTTCAAATCCCAACAATGTGCGGACTTGCTTCAAAGTTTCTTTTGCGTTCATCATAGTAAAATATATTTTTTGTTTTTGTGTTGCAATTTTATTGACCATCCCATTGAGACAAGATGCGCTTGAGTTGCTCGATGACTTGTAAGTCTTCGTTGAGTTCGCTTACAAAATCAAAGACACCTTCGACAGAGAAGCCTTTGAACTCTCCTGCTTTGACTTTTGCCCACACGTCGTCGTTGTCTATTAAGTAAGAGACAAACCACGAGCCGTCTGCTACGTCATCATAGCCTTTTGGTGGCATAACACCTCTTTCTCTATCGACTATGTAAGACTCGAACAAAGACACACCTTCTTCGATTGGTGTTTTGTGATGTGCGTTGACGCTGTCATACTTGTTTGAACGCGCCCACTTTTTGGCAATCTTGAAGATAGACTCTTTGTCAAACACAACGTAGTACTCACCACGAATAGCGTCACGACGATAGATAGGCATATCTGCAATCATAGCGACGCCACTCACGATGCGCTTCTCTTCGTCTTGAATAGAGAACTTCTCGCTCTTCAAGTCTAGAACTTTTTCACAATAGCGTAGCATTTCATCGCCACCCCATAGCAAGTACGAGATAGTGCCACACGCTTCTGTATCATTTGCGTTGTAGTATGTTTTCGCTCTAGACAAGTACGAATAAGTACGCTTGATAGTTTCAAGTGACAAATTGTCGCGATTGATTAATTGATTGGCTCTGGCTTTGCCCACTAGCGTTGCACACTTGTTGTCAACTTTCTCGTTCAAGTCGATACCGCGTTGAGCGTTGTCGATTGCGCCTTGTGGATAATCTTCAAAGAATGTTTGTTTGTCTTGATACATAGCGTAGCAGATTGCGACTGCTTGTTCGTTGTCTTTGCCCTCATTAATCATTACAGGTATACAACGCGCAACAAACTCTTCTTCGCTCTCATTTGCTTGTGGTTCTACAAACTCTTGATTGAATGCTTGAAAGTCTCTCTCGACTGCCGGTGCTTCAACAAGCGACACAAAGTCAATGCCTGTTTCTTCGTCAAACTCGTTGATGTCTAGTCGATAGATAGGTAGATTCATAGTCTTAAATAGCGTTTATTTGACAATAGATACTTTTTTGTTGTTCGATACTCGTTGTTGTGTGCGAGTGATGTCGCCTTCTAGAACGTACACTCGTTGTTGTTGAGTGAGTTGTTCGTTGCCCCCTTGTTGAAGTAGAGATGATGTCGTTTGTGGTGCGCTCATTTGTGGTACACCACCACCACTTTGTTGACTTGCTTGTTGTGAATTGAACTTTGTCGCTTTGATTCGTGCTACTTGAGCGACACCGAATGCACCTGCAAGACCTGCTTGTACAAATGGATATGCAGGAAACGCGGCTGTGATAGGTGAATCTTGAGCAGTCTTGAAAGCGTTTTGTACACCCTCGATTGTTGCCATAATAGTCGACGCAATCTTCATCGCTTTCGAGAAGTTAAATGCTCTCTTTTGTGACTCTTCGTCTTTACGTGCAAAACTCTCAGCAAGTTCTGCGCTCACGTCAAAGAAGTCTTGTGCAAGTTGCAAGAGTTCTGCGTTGTTTACTGCTACGAACAATTTGAACTTCTCAGCGTTAGTGTATTGCTTTTGATACGTTTGTTCTGCAAGTTTTACTTTTGTTTGTTCACCAAACTTGACTTCATCGACTTGTTTTGCTATGCCTTTTTGAATGTCTTTCAACTCTTTCTCGCGCAACTCTTGACGCTTGTAGTTGTAGATGTCTTGAAGTACGAGAAGTGCTTCTTGATTATCTGCGTATTGCTTACGCGAGTTTGCGTACCATTGTTGAAGACCTAGTATATCTTTGTTTAAGTCGTCTGCTTGAAGCATTCTCAACTCTTGATTCAAAGTACGAACTGCATCGCGACGCTCTTTTGCTTTGTCACTTGCTTCTTTTGCTCTGTCTGCGTTGTACTTCTTCTCGTCTTCTGCAAGAATAGCAAGAGCGTTCTTTGAGTCTAGTATGATTTTGCCCCATTCTTTCTCCTTGTTCTTGCCGTAGTTTCTACGTGCTTGAGCAAGTTCGTTGTCTAGTTTCTCACGTTGCTTCGTAAACGCACCAACTTCATCACCACGTGCTTTCAAGAGTGCAATCTCTCTGTCTAGTTGCTCGTTGTTTTTCTCAGTTGCTTTGTTGTACTTCTCAAGAGCGCGTTCACTTGCGCTTGTGATGCCTACAAAGTCTGTGAATTTCTGTACAAGACCACCGATAAAAGTAGCAAACGTAGACAAGCCGGGAAGTAAGCCCATCACTGCGCTTTTGAGTTTGTCAAAGTTTGCAATAATCAAAGTCAACGCAATACCAATGACACCAAACGCAAGAGTCGACATACGACCTAGAGATTGAAACGCTTGAATCACACCACCTTTGATGTTCTTTGCTATCGCTGTAAATTGTTGTTGTATTTTGCCAAGTCCTTCGAGTCCGTCAGCAAGTGCCATCGCGCCTTGAAGTTTGACCATCGTCTTTTGCAAGTCTTCGCTCTCGCTACCAAAGAGAGCCATTGCACCTTGAGCGGCTTGAAAACCACGAGCGACACCTTGTACGATTGTTTGTACTTGAGCGAACTTGTCGGGATTGACAGCAGAGACTCGGTCATTGAAGTCTTCCATTCTGTCGCGCAGTTTTGCAAGTTTCTTCTCTGCTTCGACTGCTTCAGGCGAAAACTCGCCAAAAGTTCGAACTGCTTCTTGTGCTTCTATCGTCGCTTGACGAATCTCGCCTTTGAACCCTTTAAGATTCGATTTGACTT